ACTAAAACGTCACCATTAAAGTTTACATTCAGTATCTCATTTTCGTCTGTATAGAACATATTTATCATCCTTTTATTAAAAAAATCTGTCCATAATTGGCTTTATAGCTTATCATTTATTCCTCTATCCAAGTTACGTCAAACTTTGACATATCTATCAATATTCTATATCAATTAAGCATTGAATTTCATGAATGACTTTTAAAAGATCTTCTTTCTCTTTACCGCCGGGGATGTTGTACCGGCAGATGCGTTTTATAACGCAGCCCTGGACGAAAGAGAGCTTGTTTTTAGTAATGAATTCAAGTGGTTGGATGGCAAAGGATTTGTAGTGGTCTCCGCCGATCTGTTCTGAAAGAGCAGTTTTAGTTTCTTTCTTCGGTTGGCAGATGGTAGTTACTTCTTCTTCAGTTAACATGTTACAATTAAACTTATGCTTTTCTCCATGCTGAACTCCACAGAAAAGGCACGATCCTCCGAGTTGGATTTCTTCTTGTTCTTTCATTTGCATACTCCTCCTACGAATAGTTTATTTTCATTGATGTTTCTTGCATTGATGGCTGCCATTCTACGGAATACTTCGTGGTCAACGAGCCTTGAAGCTGCGAATAGCTTTACAGTGTCATTTGGATGAGTCATATTTCGAAGGCCGTAGTCCTCGATTAAATCTACAATAGATGATATTTCGCTGTTCATTTTATCTATCGTCCCTGTTTCCTGCTGAGTGTGTTTTTGATCTACCCTTGGAGTCCCCGCCCTCGATATAGTTTGTTCCTATTTTTCCTCTCTTGCGATGGCACACGAGGCATGTGTCTCGAAGGTATTCTCCGGAGCCCTGGACATAGCCATGGACTGGGTGAGTATTGCAGACTTTGCATAGTTGATTTTCTTCTTGCATTAGAAATATCCTCTGATAAGTTTTACTACTTGAAATACAAAGCACTTGTCTATTCTGCAATGGTCATCTGTTAGGTTGCAAGTCTTGTTCAGCCACATAGCGTCAAGTCGCATTATGCATACTTTAGTAAACTCTTCCCAATGTTCGTATTCTATTTCTGAATACCTCTTTTCGTCTGGCATTGCTAACTCCTCTTAACTGTTGAGTAAATTACTCTATCGCCTATTATTTCTTTCGTTACGCTGCCACAACGAACTGCAGTTGCTATTACATTGTCGAACTTCGAAGCGTCCATGTCTCGGTAGACGAGATGCATTAATTGTTTCTCAGCAATCTTCCCGTACTTATCAATAATAGTGCAGACATTTGTTACATCCACTGTTAATTCGCTGCGTCCAACTGCTGTGAATGCACTTGCCATATCGAGTTCTATTTCTTCGAGGAGAAGAAGGGCTTCCTCAATGACATTCCACTCGATGATCATAGTGCTAGTCCTCGCGGCTGTGAGAATTTGCGCGAGCTTTAGAACAAAGACTGATTTTCTACTATACCATCCTGAGAATGCTCGGTCTTTGCAGATTCTCAGGATTGATTCGTTGTCGTAAGTTTCGTACCAATGTATCCAGCGTTCTCTGCATTCAGGGGAGAATTCGTACACTCCTGTTATTCTAGAAATCACCTCGAGGTCTTGAGTTAATGCCTTGACAAGGACTTCAGGGGGACGTGGAGGTATTGCATACTTCTCCGTTTTCTCGTCTGCGTAAACAAACAAAATACGACTTGTCAAACCTCCGCCAATAGCACTGGATGGCAGAGAACTGGCAAGGGATTCTGGTGTTGTAGCTGCTAAGAGGTTCAAATAAACAGCGTTTAGGATGTTCTTCCCTCGATTCTTTGTCTTGTAACTCCACGGGCGGTCTCCGCAGTCGAATAAATCGGTTAGTAAAACTAACATTCTAGCATTCTCTTTCTTCTGTCCAAGGAAAGATTCAAACTCACGAGAGATTATTGATAAAGAGTTATGTTGTAATGCTGTCCCATCAGTCATTAAGTGATCCTGCTTTGCTAACTCGAGATCTTCTATGAGGCTCTCTCGAGTTGTGGAATCTGCTGAGTGGATTATTGAATCTATGTTTCCGGTTAAGTCAGTAGCGTAGCTTATTGCTTGTGTTTTTCTAGCAACACCGGGTTCCGCTACTAATACTATATATAAATTCGGGTAGGTACTTAAACGTCCCAGCTGGAATTTTACTTTCTTTCTGAGCGCAGCTGCTATCGCCGATATACCACTCCATTTGTTGAACTTCCTCGGACTCTCTGTTTTCTTTGTGTACTCGGCGTAGCCATCAAGCCAGTTTTCAAGATTTCTCCTTGACATTTTTCATAACTCCTCCAGTTCTCCCCAGGATTTACCAACAGAAAAGTCCACGTCAATTGTAAACTCTTCTCCTTTGTAGTTAAGTGGTATTACCATTAGTTGTCTGATGTCTTGCATTGCTTGTTGTATTTTGTCTTCGGGAGTTAGGGTATATATTGCATCGTGAAGTTGAAGTACTATGTCAAGTTCTGGTAGTTCGTTGTAGATTGAGACAAGTGCTTTGTTGAGAAGGTCGCCCACAGTGGACTGTGGAATGAAGGAGTATGCACTTCTGAATAGTCCATCACCCCAGCGCTCTAAGAAGTAATGCCTTCTCCCGAATAGATTTTCAAGAGTTCTTGTCCTCCGGAGCTCTTCTTGAATACGAAGTTGCCATATTTGAAGCTGTGGGCAAGTGTTATGGTAAGTTTGTAGTAAGAGCTTTGCATCCCTGAGGGATATGTCAAGTCTGGCGGATAGTACTGCTGGCCCGGCGGAGTAGTTCGTAGCATGCCTGATTGTTTTTCCAATTGCTCGTTCTTCTGAAGTAACATCTTTTACATCCTTTCTAAACATCAATGCGCCAGTGAGTTTATGCACATCGAGATTGTTATCTTTTCTATGCTGACGGGACTTTCCAAAAGAGTTTTGAAAGAGTTGCTTAAGTTTAACGTCATTAATGAGATAAGCTACTACCACGGCTTCAGCCTGCATGTAGTCGGCCTGTAGGAATAACTTCCCTTCAGGTGCAGTATACATTTTTCTAGCTTTCTTTGGATTATTCTGAAGGTTCCCGCTTCCATAAGGAAGAATTATTGATTTTGAAGAACTCCAACGTCCGAAGGATTTATATTGACTCTCATCGTCAACTGTGTATCCTTTTACCTCCCGCGCCATCGTAGCTCCCGTGACATTATAGCAGGTATGGATTCGCCCCTCTGGAGAAACGGCAATATTAATAAAGGAAGTAATTAATTTAATCGCTTTCTTCAACTCCATAATCTTTTCGAGTATTGGATTATGAGTTTTAAGCCAAAGCTTTTTAACGCTTTCTGCGTCAGCAGACATTTTTCTATCTTCGCTGGCAGACTTTCTCCTCTTGTATTGAACCGGAAGTTCCAGATCGAAATAGAGGAGTTGTTGTAACTGCTTAGGAGAATTATAGTTAACCTTCTTTCCGACCAGTTCCTCGAGTTCACGTTCAAGTTCAATGATACGTGTTTCTGTTTTGGTTTTAATACTTTGTCTAACATCTTCATTTACTTTTAATCCTTGAAGTTGAAGCATCATAGCTGGTTCAAGTTGTGACATCTCGAAGTCGAAAACTTTCATTAACCCTTTCTTTTTAAGCTCCGCCTCCATTACTTCCCAAATCCCGAAGGTATTCGCTGCATCCGCTGCATTGTAAAGGGTAGGGGTCAGTGAAGACGTATGCTTCCATGCCGGAACATCTAAACAAATGGAGGAAAGGTAAGAAAGACTCCTCGGACATTCGGGCCAGCAGACATGCGCGGCAACTAAAGTATCTATAGTAAAGTTTTTGCAATATATCCCATTGTTCTGCATAAGGACAGTTGCATCGTAGCTCCCGTTGTGCATAATCAATCTTCTCTTTTGGAATAGGTAGTCTAAGCTTTTCCATAGAACAAATTCATCCTCGCGAGTAAGAAGTGTTTTGTGGTCTTTAAGTATTTCAAATGAATACGCACTGGTTGGGGAATCTGCAATTCCCATGATGTGAATGTGGGAATTTGGCTGGCATGTTTCGATGTCTACTGCAATCGGCGGGGCAGTTATGTCAAATTTTGACAAAGCTTGGATGTAATGAATGAATTCGTGGTAAGAGATGGTAGCGTGCAGACGCCTCGGGTCAGGTGATATATGTGGTGACTCTGAGTGGCGCAGGGCTTTCCGGAGATCCATGATTGCGGTGAAGTGAAGTTTCCATTCATGGTTTATGGCTTGAGGATGGTAAGTACTAAGAACTTTAAAAGATGGGGCAAGAGCGCACCGCTGTATAAAACCGCGAAAATTAGTAATACCCTTTTCGCCAGTGAGAATGTATTGAGCAGTTGCACCAAGGGCGATAATAACATTTGCAGAATATTCAATGATTTCCTCCTTTAGAAGATTGATCCATTCCTGGAGTTGGGGAGTGGGCATGGTCATGTTTTTGTCTGAGAAGTAGTGGCCGATGTTGTTCTGGGGCGGGCGGAGCCGAGCTACGTTTGTTATGGAACACTCGGAGCGAGAGATGCCTGATTGCTGGAGTAGGAAGTTGAGAGTTTTGCCGGCGTAGCCTTGGAATGGTAGTCCTGTTTCGT